TAAAGCAGTTTACAAAGGTGCAATGACGGAAGCTAAAATTGGTGCAGTAGTTGCAACAGCACAAGACACAATGCTTCAAGTTACAGAAGTTAAAACTGGTGTATCAGATGAGTTTAGTCTTAAAAGAAGTGCTATTGCTACAGGTGCAGGATTTGGTTTTGGTACTGTATTTGGTGGTGCATTTTCTTATGGTGGTTTTAAGCTAGGTATGAGAGGAAGTAAAAATACAGCAGTTAAAAATTTAAAAGATATACACGAATATGGTAGAAGTGAAATTACAGGCAAACAATTATTTCAAGATTTAGCAGAACCTAAACCTGATAAAGCATTATATAAAAATTTAGATAAAGCTACAGTAGATAGAATTACAACAGAAAGTCAGCTTGTAGGAAAAACGCTTGATGAAAAAATTGGTAATTTAAGAAAGAATGGTAATTTAAGAAAAACTATTGGAACAGGTAAACCACCTGAAGAGGAATTAAACTACTACAAATATCCTAAAAAAGTTAGGCTACATTTAAAAAATCTTGCTGATGAAATGGTTAGAGAAGGTAAGATAGTTGATGATGTAGTAACTGAAAGATACGCAATTAAACAAGCGGCAATCATAGGTTTAGATGCTAATGCAGTTATTAAATTAGGGAAATCAAGAGCTAAAGAAGATAAACTATTATATGCTGAAATATTAGCACATGGAGATTTGTTAGCTAAACAAAGTGATGACATAGTAAAACTATCTAATCAACTTCACAATTTAGATATTACACCTGACCAAGAAGCTAAAATCTTAAAAGAGTTAGACATAAGACAAGCTGTTGCAGGAGAAACTTTAGTTAATCAAAAAGAAATTACTAGAAACGTAGCAAGAGCTATGAAGTTTATGCAGGTTGGTAAGAATGAAGCTAGAGCCGCAGAACTTAAAATAAATCCTGAAGACCCTGAAATGGCTACATTAAAAACAGGCAAACCAAAAGAATTTTATAAAGCAATCGCAAAACTACATGACACTGACCAAGTTATTATGGCATTACAAAATGCTAGAAAAGTTGACAAGTGGGATTTAGCGTCAGAGTTTATTAATAACAACTTACTATCTTCACCTGATACACATGCAATTAACATTGTATCTGGTTTATTTCAAACACAATGGAAACCTTTAACTATGTTAGTTAGAGCCGCATATCTAGCTCCACAAGATAGTAAAAGAGCAAATCAATTAGCTAAAGAAGCTGTTGATACATACATTCACCAGATACTTTATACCAAAGATGCTTTGATGGCGGCTAAAAGAGGATTTATGGAAGGTCGTGGTATACTTGATAGTAAGCAGATGAAGTTTGATAACAACATTAGACAAGGGCAACTTCAAAGATGGTTACAAGCTACAACAAGACTTATGACTGACAGAATGGGGTCAGTAGGTGTTGGTCTTGATAAATATGTATTTAGACCAATAGGTTACGCTACAACTTTTCCTATGAGAATTTTAAGTGCAGGTGATGAATTTCTTAAAACTATGACTTACAAAGCTAGAGTAGCTTCACAAGTTAATACACAAATTAGAGAAGAAACAGGCAAAGGTTTTTGGAAGGGTGTCATTAAAGAAGATGATTACAAAGCAAGATTTAAAGAATTAGAAGCAGATTATCAAAAGACTGCATCTGGTGGTGCATTAGAAACTGCTGACATGACAAGCACAACAATTAAAGATGTAAACAAATTACAAGTTAACGACCCATTACAATACGCTAGAGAAAGTACATATACACAATCTGCTTATTCTATGAACCCTGAAACAGGTAAGATGGAAGGTGGTATTACAGGTGGTGTTTTATCTTTTACAAGTAAACACAGATGGACAAGAGCATTAGGTTTACATTTTATTAACACTCCTTCTAACTTAATTAAATGGAACTTTGAACATTTACCTCTTCTTAACAGAGCAGTGTTAAGTACAAGACATGCTTTAAAAAAAGGTAAAGATGGAAATTATATAAACCCAGAAGCGGCGGCAGAAGCTAACGCTAGAGCAACTATGGGATTTGCATTATGGACAGCCGCATTTGGTGCGGTGGCATCAGGTAAAATTACTGGTGGTGGTTCAAGAAACTACAGAGAAAATATTGAAAGAGAAGCTAACACAGGTTGGAAACCTTATTCTTATAAAACAGATGATGGCAGATACATTCAATTAAATAGAGCTGACCCTGTAATGATGCCGTTCTTTATTATGGCTGACTTACAAGACAGTATGAATAAGTTTTTAAGATACAATGAAGATATACCTGAAGCAGTACAAAAAGATATGACAGAGTTATCTATGGGTGTTGTTAATTCTATATTTAGAAATCTTAACTCTAAATTTTATATGAAAAATATAGTTGAAACTGCAAACTTTTTCTTTAGTGATGATTTTGTTTCTACAAGGTCGCCTGACAAAGTAAGTGCTTCTATACTAGCTAGAGCTGTTTACAAAGTTACACCTTTATCTGGTGGATTAAGATATATGAGTAGAATTGATGAAGATTACCAAAAAGAATTATTTACATTAAACGATAGGTTATTAGCTTTAAATCCATTTAAAGGTAAAAATAGTATTATGCCTAAACGTAATATGTATGGTGAAGTTATTGATAGAGACAGAGGTTGGTTCTTTGGGCTAGGTGGAAAATCAGGTTTATGGTCTTCACCTTTTGCTATGACTAAAACTAACAATCCTGCAATACAAAAGTTTTATGAAAATAGAGATTTTAAATATGTACCACCTGCAAAAATAGATAGAAAATCTGGTGTAGATTTAAGAACTATTAAAAATGATAAAGAGCAAACAGCTTATGACAGGTGGAGAGAACTTACAGGAGAAGTTACTTTACCGTATAATGGACAAAGATTAACTCTTAAAAAATTAATTGAGACTGTAATACAAGACCCTAAAAGTAAACTATATAAAAAAGCTGATGGAACTATTGCAGGTGTTGATGAAAGACAAAAGTTTATATTAGAATATGTCCACAAAGCTGAAGCAAAAGCTAGAACACTTCTTCTTAAAGAGTTTCCTCAAATTAAGAAAATGAGAAAAGATAGAAAACTTATTAAAAGAAACGCTAAAAAAAGAGCTAAAAAGAACTACATTGAGATACTTACTCAATAAACACTAAACTTACACTTTTAGTAAAACCCAATCAAATATTAAGGAAAATCATACATGGCAAATAGTTTTGTACGTTATACAGGCGATAACAGTACAACATCTTATTCTATACCTTTTAGCTATAGAGCCACAAGTGACCTTACAGTTACTCTATCAGGAGTAGCTACTACAGCTTTTAGTTTAAATAGTGCAGGAACTACCCTTACTTTTAACTCTGCACCTGCCCAAGATGCGGCTATTGAGATTAGAAGAAGAACGTCACAGACTACTAAATTAGTAGACTATGCTTCTGGGTCAGTCCTTACAGAGAGTGATTTAGATACAGATAGTGACCAAGCGTTCTTTATGTCACAAGAAGCTATTGATGATGCAGGTGATGTAATTAAATTATCAAATGTAAACTTTCAGTGGGACATACAAAATAAAAGACTTACAAATGTAGCAGACCCAGTAAATAATACTGATGGTGTTAACAAACAATTTATATCTACAAATTTACCAAATATTACAACAGTATCAGGCATTAGTTCTGACGTTACTACAGTTGCAGGTATTGCATCTAATGTAACAGCAGTAGCTAGTGATGCTACCGATATTGGTTTAGTAGCTACAAACATTGCTTCAGTAAATACAGTTGCTACAGATATTGCTAAAGTAATTGTAGTAGCAAATGATTTAAACGAAACAGTTTCAGAAATAGAAACTGCGGCTTTAGATTTACAAGAAACTACTTCAGAAATAGACACAGTATCAAATAATATAGCCAATGTTAATACAGTTGGTACTAACATAGCTAACGTAAATACAGTAGCGGGTGTATCTGCTAATGTAACAACAGTTGCGGGAAACAATGCTAACATTACAACAGTAGCAGGAATATCAAGTGCGGTATCTGCTGTTAACTCAAATAGCACAAACATTAATGCAGTTAATGCTAATTCAGCTAACATAAACACTGTTGCAGGTATTGATAGTAATATTACAAGTGTTGCAAACATATCAAGTGACGTAGTGGCAGTAGAAAACATTGCGGCTAATGTAACAACAGTAGCGGGTAATAATACTAACATTACAACAGTAGCAGGTGCTAACTCAAATATTACAGCAGTTGCAGGAGCAATAACTAATGTTAATAATGTTGGTGGAGCAATCACTAACGTAAACAATGTTGGTGGTTCTATTGCTAACGTAAATACTGTTGCTACAAACCTAGCCTCTGTAAATAATTTTGCAGAACAATATAGAATTTCAAGTTCAGCACCTACATCAAGTTTAAATGTTGGAGACTTATATTTTGACACAACAGCTAACGAATTAAAAGTATACAAGTCATCTGGTTGGGCGGCGGCAGGTTCTACAATAAATGGAACTTCTGCTAGATTTAATTATATTGCAACAGCAGGTCAAACAACATTTACTGGTGCAGACACAGCAGGAAACACACTTGCGTATGACGCAGGGTTTGCTGATGTTTACCTAAACGGAGTTCGTTTATCAGCTAGTGATGTTACAATTACATCAGGAACTTCTGTAGTAATTAGTGCGGCAACTGTAGGTGATGTATTAGATATTGTAGCTTACGGAACATTTAATGTAGCATCAATAGACGCATCAAACATAAGTAGTGGTACAATTAATAATGACAGATTACCTTCACCAGTATTAACAGTTAAAGGAGATGGTTCTTCTACAGATGGTGCTATACAATTAAACTGTTCACAAAATTCACATGGTGTTAAAATTAAATCACCACCACATTCAGCAGGTCAAAGTTATACTTTAGTATTACCTACATCAGTAGGAACAAGTGGACAGGTACTTGCTACAGCAGGTTCTAGCACAAACCAATTATCTTGGATTGATGCAACAGAAACAAAACCAACAGTAGCAGATGTATCTCAAACGATTGCACCTGCAACAGCTACAACAATAAATATTACAGGAACAGGATTTGTATCAATACCAATAGTAGAATTTATTAAAACAGATGGTTCAGTAACTTTAGCTAACACAGTAGCATTTACAAATGCAACAACACTTTCAGTTAATGTAACTTTAGCTTCTGGTAACTATTATGTAAGAATAGAAAATCCAGATGGAAACGCAGGTAGAAGTACAAACAATATTTTAACATCTTCTACTGCTCCAACATTTAGTACATCAGCAGGTTCACTTGGAATTATTGCAGGAAATTTCTCTGGTACAGTTTCAACTATTGCAGGGTCATCAGATAGTGCAGTAACATTTTCTGAAACTACATCAGTATTAACAACAGCTAACTGTACGCTTTCAAGTGCAGGAGTAATTACAACAACAGATTTTGGTGGTGCATCAACAACACCAACTACTTACAATTTTACAATTAGAATAACAGATGCCGAAGGTCAAACAGCAGATAGAAACTTTAGTTTCACTTCTAGCTTCGGTGCAACAGGTGGGGGACAATTTAATTAATCATGGCTAATACATATTTATCAAAAACTTTACCAGATGCACATGGTGGAGTATATAAATGGACATACTCTTTTTGGGTAAAGAGAGGTACTTTAGGAACAACCCAAGTAATGATTGGTTCAAGAAATAGTGGCACTTATTATAGTCAGATTAAATTTACTTCTGCAGATGATTTAGAAGTTAATGATTACAGAGCTACTTCTTATGCTTTACAGAAAGTAACAGATAGAAAATTCAGAGATACTTCAGCTTGGTATCATATAGTTATTTCAAATGATAATAGTGTTTCTTCCCCAGACTTAAAAATCTATGTTAATGGAGTTGAGGAAACTTCTTTTTCTACTGATAATGAATATTCACAAAATCAATCTACTTCATTTAATAATAGTTATCCAAATTATATTGGTCAAAAAGGTACAGGTGATTATTTTGATGGTTCAATGTCTCATGTACATTTTG